AGTACCAGCGTCAGTGCCTAGAAAAGTTGATGTTCCGGTAGCGTTTTTATAATAAAACAGTGGTTGTGCATCGTTAGCTTCTAATCCTATAAAAACATTTTCAACATTTCCGCTTGCTGTAGAAAACCAACCGCTCAAGTTAGTACCAGCATTCGTGGTAGCTCCTACAGTAAAAGGTAGGTCTTGTACTCTTAAGCCGTTTGCGTTAGTAGATCCGCCTGATAAAGTAATTCTAAAAGCTACGTGAACAATATTTCCTATCCTAGTATAAAAACCAGAGTTAGTACTATATGTTGGGTTTAAAATACCCCAGCCATTAAGAATTCCTGGACTAAATGTTCCTTCTTCATATTCATCTAATTTGTTATTACCAATTGTATTATTTGGATTACCCGTTGAATTACCAAATTCTATCCCGCCTGATAGGTAAAGGTCTTTAAAGCGTTTGCCTGATTGGCCTATATCAATAGTCGCATCGTTAAGTCCCGTGCTTCTGTATGGATACAGATTATTTGAACCAAAGAAAATACCTACGTCTGTTCCAGCACCATGTATAAACCCTTGATCGCCAGATGTTCCAATGCGAGCTACTTCAGTTGTATCTGCGTAGAAAAGAGCAATTGCACCATCATCAGTATTACGAGTTAATACCAGAGGGTGCGAGCCAGCCACGGTTGCGTATATCTGACCATTATTGTATAAAGCTGTTCCCGGTGTAGTTGTTGTATCAACGTTCTTGCCGACCAATACTGTTTCTGATGCGTCAATCGTAATAGCCGTTGCATTACCATTATCGTCAATACTTGAAGCTGTAGCATCTGTACCTTGTAAACCAGTTAAACCTTGCACACCAGTTGGTCCAACATCAGAAGTTTCAATTACACCACCCATTGCAGAATGAAGTGTACATTGATAATAAAGAGTTGCAGGAGCATTGTATGGTACTGTAAATAAGACTGAACCACTTTGTGCACCGTTATTAGTTACACCCGTATTATATTGAGCTCCACCGTTTGAAACTCTAATTTCAAATGGGTGTCCTGTGGCAGTTACTTCAAATACGTAAGTAAATCCGCGAAGAAGCTTTAGTGTTGGATCTGCTGAACCATCGATTATATAATCAGATGAGCCACTATTTGTTACGGTAAATGTTCGTGCACCGTCAAAGCCGTCTGCACCTTGTAATCCTTGTAATCCTTGAAGTCCAGAACCACCGGTTAAACCTTGTACACCTTGAAGTCCTATTAATCCTTGAAGTCCAGAACCACCGGTTAAACCTTGTACACCTTGCGTACCCTGTGGTCCAGGAGGTCCATCAGTTGAACCCTGAATACCTTGAACTGCAGTACCAATAATACCTTGCGTACCTTGTGGTCCATCTGCAGGTCCCTGAACACCGTCAGCACCATCTGTACCTTGTATACCTGCACCAGTTATACCTTGCGGTCCATCTCCACCCTGAACACCTTGTGTACCTTGAGGTCCGTTTGCAGGTCCTTGAATACCCACATCACCCTGAACACCGCCAGTACCTTGTGCACTAAGTCCTTGAATACCTTGAAAACCTATTAAACCTTGTGAACCGGTTTGCCCATCAGATGGTCCTTGAATACCAACACCAGCTGTTCCTTGCATACCTTGAACACCGTCAGATGGTCCTTGGATACCTCTGTTACCTGCATTACCTTGAATACCTTGTGCTGCTTGTTGACCCTGAACACCTTGTTGTCCGAATGAACCTTCTGCTCCTTGAATACCTTGTGATCCAAGTCCTTGAATACCCTGGGCACCTTGGTTAGCAATACCTTGCGTACCTTGAATACCTTCATCACCCTGTCCGCCTGCTGCACCTTGAGCACCTTGTGTACCCTGATTACCGAGACCTTGAATACCTTGTAGAGTAACGCCTTGAAATCCTTGAAGTCCAGTTGTACCTTGTAAACCTTGTATACCGAAACCAGTAAGTCCTTGCGTACCTTGAAAACCAAGATCGCCTTGAATACCCTGGGCTCCTTGGTTACCCGTAGTTCCGATTAAACCCTGAACCGATGTTCCTTGAATACCTTGGTTACCTTGATCACCAACGCCCGTAATACCCTGAATACCTTGAACAGAACCAGCTGGCCCTTGCAAACCTTGTGCACCTGAAGGTCCATCGTCACCAATGTCACCGTCAGTACCTTGTGGTCCTTGCGCACCTTGTATACCTTGTGCACCTGCGCCTTCCGGTCCTTCTGGACCATCTAAGCCTTGCACACCTTGATGACCTTGTAATCCGAATCCAGCAGGACCGGTATCACCTTGCATACCTTGAACACCTTGTCCGCCGCCACCTTGAATACCTTGAAAACCAAATCCTGGCGAACCGTCCGGTCCTTGTAAACCGTCAGCACCTTGTAAACCTTGAACAGAACCTGCTGTTCCTTGAGTACCTTGGTTACCTATATCTCCTGCATCACCAGCATCGCCGCCAGCACCTTGAATACCTGATGCACCTTGAACGCCCTGATTACCATCGGCACCAAATCCAGTTTGTCCGATTGTACCTTGCATACCCTGCATACCTTGAGCACCAGATCCGTCAGTACCTTGTGGTCCAACCACACCGGTAACTTCACCTTGAATACCCTGAACACCTTGGTTGCCGGCAAGTCCTAAACCTGTTGTACCTTGTGGACCTGATGGTCCTGGAGGACCTTCGCTGCCTTCAACACCTTGTATTCCTTGTTGACCGGTTGCACCGTCTGTAATTCCATAGCCTGCTAATGTAGTTGGCGTATTAGTAATTGTATTCCAATCTTGATTGTGTGCGCTCGGGGGAAACGTTGTAGGAACACCTGTTAAACTGGAATATGCGAAATCTTGATTTATTCCGCCGCCGCCACCGCCTGTGGCAGAAATTGTGATACTATCACTTGCAGCATTTGTTGTTATAATAACATTATTACCCGCAACAAACTCAATTGTGTCGGTTGCAATATCTGCAGAAATACTTGCTTGTCCTGAAACTGATAAAGTGCTGAAAGCATTCTGGTTAACGTCACCACTGCCTACACCACCAATACCTTGCCAGGAACCGTTTTGATATCCCTCAAATGCATTGAGAGATGTGTTATATCTTAAAAACCCATCTACGGCTGTACCATCTCTTTCACTGGTATCACCGGAAGGTATTTGAATGGAACCTGTTTCACTTGTCCGCGGCGCCACCGCATCAAAGTTATCGTCCATTTCATTATATGTTAAGGCTGAGCCCTTATCACTGCGTTTAGTAATTGCCATTACGTTCTATCCCCGTTATCATTATAGTATACACCTACATATGAAATAAATCCATCGCCTGATGAGCTTTCTGATCCCACATAGCCTGCTGCGACGTATCCATCGATCATATATAGCCCTGTATCGGCTTCTACGTTATTTATATAACCGTCAACCACATAATTTGGCGCAATGTATAAACCAGGGCTAGGATTGACATAACCGCTCACATAACCAGGGTTATCTTCCATATAATCAAATGCACAGTATTCAAATAGTTCTCTTTCGGCATCAGTAAGCGGAACCAAAAACTGGTAGCATTGATCTATTAATTGTTGTTTGAGTACTGGATCTGTTTCAGCCGCAATTAACGGTAACAGTGCAGCATAATCTGGATTAACCACCTGCATCTACCTTACTTGATCCTTCTGATGAAGCATTAGCAGGCCAAGTACCATGACCTCCAGTAGCGTCACCTTTGCGATGAACACCTTTGCCACCAACAAATACTTTGCTAGATACTCCAACAACTGGATCTCCACAGGCAGCTGCATCGCCAGCTCTAATAACCGCATTACCTTCAGCAGTTACTTTAGTTTGCGATGCTTTATAAGGCGTGCGATGTTCTGGATTAGGTGTCGACGATGCATGCCCAATATGTCTGTGTGCCGTTGTTGAAACTTCTGGCATTGTTCTCTCCTTAAGATGAAAATGCCCCGTAGGGCATTCTCTGATTTAATTAGCTGTTACTTAAGCTGCAACTGTTTCTTTTGCTAATATATATTCTTTTACTAGTCCTGACCTCACAATGTCCTCTGCCGTAAACTTAATTGTTTTAAAAGATGGTACTTTGTTTAGTACTCTTAAAAAATCTCCGAGACCTGAGACGTCTGCCCTATTTTTGGATATGTTTAAATCATCTTGTTTTGTATCGCCGCAGAAAATAATCTTCGAAGATTCACCTACTCGTGTAATGATCGTATCTAATTCGTGGTATGTCATTGATTGACATTCGTCGACAATAATAATTGCATTATCAAATGTTAGACCTCTTACAAATGAGGAAGTCATGAATTGCACCATGCCTTTTGTTTCTAATATTTTATATGCATCTCCTCGATCGAATAAATCATTTACAATGTCTGAATAAGGTACCGAATAGAGTGCCTCTTTTTGTTCTTTACTTCCAGGCATAAAGCCTTGCTCACGGGTCTGAACTGCAGATCTAACTACGATGATCTTTTCATATCCTCTCTTTTGCATTACATCGTTAAGTGCCATATACATAGCACACATTGTTTTTCCTGTACCTGCCGTTCCGATGGCCGCAAGATTGTATCCTTGTTTATATGCGTCGAATAAATCACTCTGTGTTTGTGTGAGTGGACGTATCTGTCGCATTCCGAACTTATTGTTTAAAATCGTGACCATGTGGTCTTGATCTCTTGCAAGTCGTTGCTTTTCTCTTCTGGATAATCTGCGTTGTTTAGCTGCCATTATTGAACTCTCCTATAATAGGACACTTATCAATTATGGACAATAGAAATTACCATGTATTGATGTTATCCTTTTTGTGGTGGTGTTTTACGTTTCTGAGAACATCACGAAATCCATCATCAGGCTTGAGACGCCCAAGACGGTGCGCATCTCCAATTGAGGGAGCGCGAACAATTAGTTGTGATAGGTGTGGGTTGTCAAGCTTGTATTGATCAAGCTCGGCGATACGCATTGAAACATCAAAGGTTTCATTGGTATTAGTATTCTTAAATGTATAGTTGGGCAAAATTATTATTCCTATTAATGATGTAAAAAAAGCCAGTCTTAAATACAAGACTAGCTTCTCACGAGGGTTAGTTTGCTTGTATTATGATTTTATTTATAATACAAGTCGATTGGAAATGGCTTATTCACCAATAATTATTTGATAAACTTCTTTCCAATTTTTGGCACGTTTGCCATGGAAGTCTTTATTAAATGCATGATCAATGATGATTGAGTCTAAACCTATCTCATCTCCTAATTGAGCATTTTCGCACTTATCTTCGATCCAATAACAACCGCTATCACGATACATTTCTAATGCATCATTCTTATCGGCTCCTGTATCGAGGTATACATAAGTCTCAAAGACTGTAGGACCAAACATTTCAATAAGGTTTTTGGTACGTAAATGACCAGCATAAGTATCTTCTGATAAAGAACTTATAACACGAAATATATATCCATGTTCTTCGTGAAGTTTACGTACATACTTAATAGCATCTCTCAAAGGAGGTAACTTTCTAATCCATGCGGATTCATTGAACATACGAACTAAACGATTTTTTTCAAGTTCGCCTAATCCATAGCGTTCACCCATATCGTAATGGTTTTCACCACCTTCGACTTGTTTATATTCATGGCGTTCCATCCATTGTGTAAATGCATATTCCCAATCAAGAAGAACACCATCAACATCCGTTAAAATTACTTTATCATTTAGTTTCATATTATATTTCCTATTCATTATATATTTTTTTCACAAAAAAGGGCGCCCTATGCGCCCCCCTCCTAATCATTTGTGATGTAACTTATGCAGTCATATCACTATTATCTCTATTCCAATCAATACATGCAACCATTGCCGCTCGAAGAGTTTGGAAACCACCGATTTCTAAGAAACCATCTTTAACTTCGGCGTTTACAAAGTATCCACCACCGTATAATGATGCATCTTGAATATAAACTTTGTCATTATCATTCAAAGTCCACATGTCATCTTCTAACTGAGGATCCGTTGACTCAACAAAAGTAAAAACCTTACGAATTCCGTCTTGAAGTGCGTTAATTCCAGTTTGTCTCCACATAGTATATTCTCCGTTTCAATTTATATATGTATTATACATTAAAAAAGGGGGATTGTAAACCCCCCTTTGCAACTTTTTTTAATTTAATTTCAAATGTGTGACATTTATGCCGCTTCAGTTACTTGTAAAAGAATAAACTTACGCATTTCTTCATTCATTTGTAATGCAGCATCAAGATCGAAAGTATCGATGCTCAAAGAATGAACAAATTCACCATCAATTGAGAAGTTTGCAATAACACAAGAAGGACATTCTTCAATTGCATACTCACGAAGATCAAAATCTTTATATTCTACGTGGATTTGAAGTAAACCTTCGTGACCATTTTGATCAAACTCAACTCCCATTGATGGACACGTATCATTTTTATACGAAATATCATCAAAACCATCAGCTTTTAAGTTTGCAAGAAGTGTGTTAAAGAATTCTTGGTTATCATAATCAGGATGTGTAAAAGACATATGTATTTCTCCGTTGTATTTCAATTTATATATGTATTATGTCATAAAAAAAGGGGGATGTAAACCCCCCTTTGAAACTTTTTTCATTTTATTTTAAGTGTGCGACACTTATGTCACTTATGAGTGCATAGAAAACTGTGAAAACTTGCTGATTGCAGTAGGACGATCACATTTGAACTTCTTTCCTGTAGATCCACAAGTGTATTTGAAAGGATACTTAGAAGATCTTGTTGAAAAACCTGTTAAAGTGTCACCTTTTGAGTTTGTTTTAACAAGATTTAAACCGTTTATTTGATCTTCAAGAATTCTATCATCAATTGTTACTCCACCAACAACTTTTGCTTTAACTTTGATGCTTACTTCTGCATCTGAAAAGCTCATGTTACCAACTTCGATATCGATGTTTGTTTGAGCACCATACTTATCAAGAACAGCTTGCATTTCGTTACGAAGAGACTTAAGGTTAGTGCGGTTGAATTCAGTAATTTTCATAATGTAGTTCCTCATTTAAGTTAATATAGATATTATAACGCAAGTGAAATCAAATGTAAACCCCTATTTGAAGTTTTTTTCATTTAATTTCAAGTTTTTTTAAGCAATGATAGTGAAATCAGGTAAACATCTTTCCATCATACGCATCAAAGGACGAAATCCACCGCCTTCGATATCAAATCCCCATGATGGAGCATCAACGATGTCTTTACACTCAACACGCTCCCACTCAATAAAGCCATGGTTTGAACCTGTTATCTTTCCGATTACAGTTGCAACAACAGTTCCTTTAGAACCATCTTCATCTGTATATGCGGCTTTATGTGTATAGGAAAAGTTAGTTCCGATTGGCATAGTGATTGTAGATTCCATAATATATTCTTTCTTTATTTCAATTTATACATGTATTATGCCACAAAAAAAGGAGGTTGTAAACCCCCTTTTTCAATTAATTTGCAATTAAATCAAATTAATTTCGTTTTTTTCGCTTTATTTTCATATCTTCATCGTACCAACGGTTAGAAAACTTTTGTTTACGAGACTCTTTACGAGATCGTTTCTTTTCTTTGTTTTTAGTGCTGCGGTCTTCTTGGCCCCATTCATCGTCTTCCCACGATTCGCGGAATTTCTTGATGCGGTTTTTCTTGCCCATTTTAATTTACCTTTTGCTGCTCTACGATTAGATCTGGAAATGCTTCTTGAATTACTTTTTTAGATAAACCTTTGAAAGGTTTTTGTGTTATCATTTGTACCAATGTTTCGGCATCATCATTATCAACATCTTCTAATAAACTTATGAATAATTGTTCACGCTTAATTGGTTTCAATTGATCATATCCACCACCTTTAATAAAGATTTTTAAACGACGAGCTTCTGTATATAATAGTGATTTAGCTTCGTCTTCATATTCATTCTTATTCCAAGGTGGAGGTGTATTTGGAACTAAAAATTCAATGTCTTTATTATATGTATAATTTAGAACAGTTCGCAAAGGATTGTTATCCCATTTCTGTAAAAATGCAACTTTATCTTTAGTTGTTTTTTCAGCTGCTGCGCCTCTGATAATTTCTGTTATAGACATTCTAACTGCCATATTAAAAATCCTGTATATCTGTGATAAGATGCTTAAGCTTTTTCTCAACAAAGTAATTAAACAATTGTGATCTGCCCTTGTCTTTATCAACGTTGTAAACATCAAGAATTTGCTCTTGATAATTCTTTGGTATTTCTTTAAGATCGATCATCATTTTATTACGATAAAATCTTCTTAAAGTCTCTTCGTCCATTGCTTCTGGACCTTGCTTATAAAGCTCGAGACGTTTTTTAGTCATAGCTTTTTGACGTTCGCCAACTGCTAAACAATTGTCAGGTGAAAGAATGTTTGGTACACCATCTCCTGTATCACCTTTTAGAATATGTTCTTCAAGGTATTGTTCTGGTTGATCATCACGTAACCATCGTTTGCGTATCGGATCATATTGATCAACATTAGCATATGTTTGTAATTGAATAAAGTCTTTATCTGCAGAAAGAATAAGAAACTTTTCGGAGCCCATATTTAGCTCTGTGCCACCTTGATGACAAATTGTACCAATTACATCATCTGCTTCGCAACGGTCGATGTGTACTACCTTATATGGGAAGTATTGATCGAGTTCTGCACGCAAATTATTCATTATTTCAAACAAAGAATTCCAGTCCAACCCTGACGAGTTACGAGACTTCTTTCTGTTTGCTTTATAATAAGGATATGCTTCTTTGCGCCACGTATTTTTACCGTCGCAACAAACTACGATTTCACCATATTCTTCAGCAAACTTTTTACGGTTCGATCGTATTGAGTTTAAAAACATGTGACGAATGATTGATTCATCTGCCGCCACATCTGTATGGTTACCTATGCTCGCGAATAGCGAGGCAATGATAACTTGATTGTAGTCTACTAGTATTGCCATAATATTTCTCTTATATAATTAGTCTTGGTTTATTATAACCTGGAAAGACTAATCTGTCAACTATTAATTTCTTGTAGCCAAATCGCGAAGCAACTTGGTCCATAGGTTACCGAATGTGTTTATATCATTGGGAACCAAACCGAAACGATCAGAACGCGTAAATCGATTAATGAATTGAGGATCATTTTTCTGATGTTCTAAAACGCTTTTACCTATTGCATATGCAAGGTTTGCATGTTTTGTCGGATCCTCCTCGTAATCATACATGATTGTAGAGTTAGCAGCAGTCTCTGGTAGTGCACCATAATTTGGGTGAATACATACACAACCGCTTTTGATTGCTTCAATTAAAGCGATACACGAGGTTTCTTTCCAAATGTTCGGATATAAGAAAATGTGTGCATCATCTAAAGCTTTCAAAACTTGTTTATTTGGTACTGATCCATGATATGTCATATTCGGATGTTCATGAATTTTCTTAAATAAATCGTTATATGGTTCATCACGTTGGTCCCAACCATAGATAGCAAATGATGAATACACATCTAAATGTATATTAGAATACTCTTTAGACAACGCATCAATTGCTGGATACAAAAGCTCAAGTCCACGATGTGGCGTTGTATGGTAAATAAACTTAATTGTTTCTGTATTCTTTTCTTCAGCTTCATAACGCTTTTCAACTGCGTTAGGAATAACTGAACACATCGAATACGGAAGGCCATACGCCATAATGTATTGATCTCTTTGCCATGCAGTTACAAAGCCGAAGTG